AATCAGGGTCTCTGATAAGTTCTGTTTTCGCAATATGGTTTGCAGTAGCTACCGCTGACTGGTGACCATAAAGGAAAGCATATTCATTAGAACCTGCTGATCCAAAAGTTTTATTTGCTGCTGATCCACTTGATACAGCTATTGAATTAGTAGAATACATTCTAAAACCAAATAAAGGTCTATCTGTAATCATACCATTTCTCATAGCTGAAGCTGATCCGTCTGCCATAACAGATTGATCAACGATCTTAGCACCTGCTTTTCTAAGTTGTTGATAGAAAGCTGGTGGTGCAACAAACCATCTATTTTCTTCTGGTACATCATTACCATCAAGAACTGTTTTTGCTGCTGACATAATATCTGTTAATGTGTCAACTGCTGCATCACCATCAATTGGTGAACCATCAGTACCTGTATTAGCAGCTGATGTAGATGCATTGTCATAGATTGATTTTAATACATTAAAATCATAGTTTTTCTTAAGTGCGTAAGCACCTGAAGAAGTTGCAAGAGCTTCGAAATTTACATGTGATTGTCTTTCTTCGATGTCATCAACTTTAAACGCAAAATACGAACCTTGGTCGACAGTCAATTGAATTTGATCGTCTGCAAGTGTTTCTGTGTTTACTGTTTGACCTCTAGCGTAGTCATTCACCGTAATATTCGGCTCTTTGATTATATTTACCGTGTCGCCAAAATTTTCAATTTCTCCAGCGTAATCAGTGTTTGTAATATCTTCTACAACTGATGCACGTCTGAAAAATTTTTGAACCTTCTGACTATAAATTGCTGGAGCCCAATTACCTGAAGGTAAGTTTTGGTAGCCAGCTGCTTTTCCCATTGTTGCCATAATGATTGCCTATTGTTTATAGTTGTTGTTATTAAGGTTGAACTCTACCTTCTCTAATCGCTTCATCAATTTCGGCTTCATACTTTGCAAACGTTCTTGGGTTCATCTTAGATATTTCAGAATTAGTCCAGATTTTCTTTGTAGGAATATCAGACTCTGTAGCTTTAGTAGTTTTAGTCACAGCTCTAGCTGCTTCTTTTTTAATAGATGTTTCCTGTTTTTTAGTTAACTTACTAGTACCATTGTCCATTTTATAAAGGTCAATTGCTCTTCCAGCTAACTGTGCATTAGATGTATTTTCATACAACCAACTTTGAATAACTGGATCTTGTTTACTAGCCCATTCATGAAACTCATCTTTTTGACGAATCTCACTAAAGTCAGGATGCATCTTTAACAATTCTACTTCAGCTTTTTCTTTACTCACTTGTTCCTGTTGAGCTTGTAGATTTTGGTATTTATCCTCAATCTCCTTTGCTCTAGTATCAGCTTTTGTCATAGCTATGGTTTCAACCATATCATAAACATCAGGATACTCTTTTCTCCAAGCCTCAAGTTCATCTTTAGACTTAGGTGGAACAAACTCTTTAGTAGATGTTTCCAATTGCGTTCTTAAAGTTCTAACCTCATCTTTGTGCTTTGATAAAGTAGAATCATAGTGTTTCTTTAAATCGTCATAACGTTTTTTAAAAACACGATCTTCTGCATTTTCAGGGCGTTCAGTTGAAGGAGTAGCTTCTCCATCGGAGCTTGCAATTTCTTCAGATGTTTCAGTGTCCTCTTGAACGGTTGCTGTTTCTGCTTTCTCTTGATGATACTTACCTAATTCACCTTTTGCGAATGCTTCAATCTCTGGATCTTCATCATCATTAGTATGTTTTTGATACATTGATTTGCCTTCAGGCTTCTTAAATAACTTATCATTTTTTTTAACTTCAGAAACATTAGCTTCTTCAGTTATTTTCTTTTCTTCTTCCATTATTTTTCCTCTTAGGTTGAGTGCCTTATGGATAAGGGTAGCTCACTTCCATAATTTGTGGGCTGAAATTATACTAGACCTTGGTCTATAGCATCTGTATCTTGTTCCATAACATTAGGCTCTGGAGCCATCATGCCATTAGGATTAGGATTAGATGCCTGCATATTTTCAGGTGGCACATTTGTATTATCTGATTGTGACTCAGACAATTCTGTAACGAATCCTTGTACGGATTCCTGCTCGCTAGAACTTGGATATTTTCTAACTGCAAAATTCTTTACTACTGATACTGGTAATATAACATTTTCTTCAGTAGATTTAAATTCATTTATTAAATCAGTTGCTTCTGGTAAAATTTTTATTAAAGTAGTTGCTAAACTTGGTGATAGTACCATAGATAATTGTTGTGCTTCTTCTTCAGATAAGTTATTTAATTTTTGTACAATTTCAGGATCTTTTGGCTCTGGTCTTTGTACCATAGCTTGTTTTATTGGAGCTGCTGCTGGAGCTGTTTTTTCTTGTGGTTGAGCTGGTGCTTTTAAGTTAGACATATCAGGAGCCTCTGGTATTTTACCAGTGCTATTCATTAATCCTGTTGTTGTTACTTCACCTTTTGGTCCTATTGCCATTATCTTATCTCCAATTATTTATTTTGATATCCAATCTAAATTTTTATATTTATCTTCGTTTAAATTCATAATGTATTGATTTACATTTTGTTCTACTAGTTTCATATTACCATGTCTAGTATATAATTTTTCTAAAGCTTTTTCAGCAGTATGTGTAATAATTACTTCTATACCTTTATCTTTTGCTAATTCTTTAACTGCCTCAAGACTTAACTTCATAGCTCTATAAAGTTTCATTTTACCAATTTTAGGATTAGAAAATATACCATACATGTAACCAAATTTAACTTGTTCATTTAAGTATAAACCTAGTGCACAAATAGTATCTTCATCCTCAACTATTATACCTTGTGGTGGTAACATTTCTTTAGGTATATTTGATTCCCAATTACGTTCTTTACACCAGCTTTCTAATATAGTATAATCTTTATCTAGATTCCAAAATCTATATTTCATAATTCATGTTTAATGTAGCAACGTTATCTACATCAACATCATTTCCATAATCTTTCCAATTATTAAAAAAATCTTCTGAGTCTTCTATCAATTTATCTTGCTCATTTACTTCAAAGTAATCTGTAAACAATATTCCATTAATTAAAATTCTTCTATTTTCTGATCCAAATACATATACAGTATTTAAATCATTACCTAATGATTTACCATGTTTAGTATCTCTAACTCTCATCCAAGTACCATCTTCATTTACCATATGGCTTCCTGAAACTTTTATACCTTTGTAATCATATAATTCTGTATTTAAAAATCTACCAGCTGCAAATACATTTCCACCTTCTGCAACTTTATCTCCTAGATCAACTTGCTCTACTGGTTTTTTAGAACCATCAAACATTGTAATTAGTGTGCCTTTTAAGAAACAGCCGCCACCACCGCCACCACCGTCTTTGTGAGGTCCATAACTGTTAACTCCAGGATTTGTAAATCCACTTTTTTTACCTTTGCCAGATTTATCTTCTCTACTTGCAACTTTATCATTAATCTGGTCATTTAGTTCTTTTTTCATATCTTCAGTTTTATCAAAAAACGGATCACCAGGTTTATAACCTTTTTTCTCAATCGTTTTTTCTCTAGTTTCAATTCTACTAGCTGCACCTGCAGATATATCACCAAATCCAGATACTGAATTCATTCCTCCAAATACACTATCAGCAGCACTTACAGCTTGACCATCTTTACCTATTACTTTTCCTTGTTGATTTGTTTGATATCCAAGATTACGTAGAGAAGTTGTATTTTCCTGATTGATAGACTGTTGTTCTGGACTTATAATAGCATTAGATATACCTTTTAAAACTGCAACTGTAGCACTATTATTCATAATATTTTCTACAGTATTACTTACTGCTGATGTTACTTTTTGTAGACCTGTTGTTTGTGGCATAGGATTATATTGAGTTTCTGTACGATACTTTTCTTGGGCACTCATTATAGTCTCATTAGCAGCTTTTCTATCTACTAAATCTTGTCCAGTTCCACTAAATGATGTTGCATACCCAGGAGCACTTGTTAAATTTGGTGCTGTAGATCTATATGTAGCTTGTGCATTTTGTAAATTTTGTATTTCTTGAGCACTTCTATCATCTCTAGGATCAAGTCTTTGCCTATCACTAAAATCTTTAACACTAGCTTCTTTTACTTTTGCTTCTTTAGGAGCAATAGCACTATAATCTTGACCACCACCTTCTCCACCACCTTGATTTTGTGTACCTAATTTTAAAAATGGATCTGCTACTTCAATTTTTTTCTCTTCTTCTTTTTTAGGAGTAGTAGTTGTAGTATCACTAGTTTTTAAATCAGGTAAATTTAATTTATTTACTTGTTCAAATCCTACTGACTTTAATTTGTAATTACCATTAGAGTCTTGCTCTAATTCGTAAGTACCACCTCCGACTCTTGATGTATCAAATGTTTGTGCCATATTATTCTTCTTTGTTATGTCTAATTGTTTCCTTGAGGCTTAGTATCTTGCGTAGTAAAACCAGCTTCCCCTGGCATCGGTACATTGCCTGTTCCGATGTTGCCACCTCCATTTCCTGTTGGATCTGTTGGCGAAGCTCCAGG